ACCTAAGGCAAATAACATAGTTCCTAGACCGCTTTTATCTTTTTGTTGTGTTATAGCCATTTATAAAACTCCGTAGTTGACCATATAATAACCATTAGCATCTTTAGTTACTGCTTTTGGCATATACTTCATAACTTCTTGTGCAATTACGCCTGTTGTCGCATCTTTTATACCAAGCCTTTTAGCTTTATCATTCCAATCCCAAGTATATAATTTGTGTCCGTTTTCAGATGTGCCAATATGGTTAATGTTTTCTTTTAGTCTTTCGTCAGACATAAAATACATTCCTGCTAGCTGTGCTGCTGTTCCTAAAACATCTCCTGCACCAGTTTTTTGTTGACCAGTTGTGGTTGTGCTAATTAATGGTGTTCCCATACCAGCTTGTAATAAACTTAATTGTTGAGGTCCATAACCTAGCGCTCTTTGGAACTCGCCTCTTGCAGCATCTATACCTCTTTGCTGTAGCGCCTGCTGTTGCGCGCCTATACCACTTAACAAACCAAGGTTTTGTAGTTGCGATCCTTGTAAACCACCAAGCAAACCAGCTTGTTGCTGTCTTGCTCTTAATTCTAGTTCTGGGGCAAACATAGCTAATTGTTGTTGTCTTGCAATATCGCTCTCCGCCGCCCTTTGCGCTTGCTCAAAACCAGCTTGTCGTAAGTTTGCTGCTGTTCTTGCTTGTGCTTCAATAAATGGTCTTTGTGATTCTGATTCTAACAATGCAGATCGTGAGCCACCAAACGCGCCCGCCCTAATCGCACGCTCTTGCGCACCAGTTCTTGCTATATCTGCCTGTCTTTGTATATCGCCTAGCGCTTGATCTATTACTTGTTGTTGAAACGGCGATTGATACTGTTCTATCGGCGCAGTAAGTAATGATCCTACTTGACCTGTCATAGGTCTTTGTTGTTGTGCTAGTCCTTGTAGGGCTTGCGTAGGGTCAAACGCCATACCAGATTCAAATAGTCCTCTTGTCGCCTGAAACTGCCTCAGTTGGTCTGGATTGAATCCAGCGACCATTGGGCCTGTATAAGGTATAAATGGCTGTTGTGAGAGTCCTCTGGCTCTGCCAAATAATTCTTGAAACTGTGCTTCTTGGAAGGCTGGTAAACTAGCTTCCTGAACTGTTGTGGTTTTTCCTTTGCTCATAAGTCTTTTCTAATTAAATATTCTGTTTCAAATCCAAGATGTTTTATTTTTCTAATCCATCCTTTTCTACCGCCACCATAAAGTCTTTTTATACCTGCCGCCTTTGCAAATGCTTCTATTGACGGCAACATTTGTTCTAATTCTTTATAGTCACCACCACAAAACAAAAGGTTTAACGCTTTTACTTGTGGATATAGTACAAACTCTGTTATATAAGCAGACCTTTTGCCTGGCCATAAGTGGAATATTCCTGATCTTATTTTATCTTCTATATCGTCAATTGTATAGGAATCTTGATACTTTACTGCTTTTTCAATAAAAGGCTTACATCTGGCCCATTCTTGTTCCCAAGGCTGTTTTGCTTGTGTTTTTAGTTCTACTACTTTATTAGTCGCCTTTTGCATATTCTACAATACTTAAAACCAAATCAATATTCGCATGATTTACTTGTGCTTTTATTACTTCACCTTGTTGAATTATTATCCCAGCACCAAGCACTAATTCTTCTGTAGCGTGTGCTGCTATATTGTGTTCTTTATAAATAAAAAATTCGTTTGAACTCGTATCTGTTATAGAAACATCTAAATTTGTTTGCTGATTACCATGATCGCAAGCTATAAAATCTTTAACAATGGCAAAATCAAAATCGTCACCAGTTGGTGCGGTATATATTGTTTGTTGCGTGGTTGCAGCAAAAGAAAATTTTACATTAATTGCTTTTTGTAAATACTGTCGTTGTGAGGATAGATCCATTATCTTCTGCCTCTGTTACGCAAGTTAAGTCTGATGTTGCCTACTTGAAAGTCTTGTGTTGTACCGCCTGTTACTGTCATTTGCACCTGTCTTGCAGTAAATCTAGCATCTGTATAGCCATCTGTTTCAAATGTAAAACTGCCAAAATCTGTTTCTGATCCAAGAGGCGTAAACTTACCTTTAAAACTAATTGTTACACCAGGCAAAGTATTTGCTTCTTCGTCTGGTATGATTTGATTGCATTGTACATAATTATCGCCGTTTCCAAGTTCTATAGGACCAGTTGTGCAAAATGGAACACTTGTTCCTAAGTTTGGCGATGCGTTTAGTGTAGTAGATTCGTGTTGATAAATAAAACCGCTTGAATCTCCAGCAATAGGAAAGTCAAATACACCTTGGTCTATCCAACATCCTCTATCTAAAGTTCCTATGGCCCATGTGTTTTCTCTGTAGTTCCAAATGACATATTTGTTTGGTAAATATACCCCTTCACCGACTGGGAATCCCCACCATAATTCGTTAAAGTTTGAGTTGTGTCCACCCCAGCAAGCTGCTCTGCCTTGCACATTAAGGTTGTCATATACAAAATCATGCACATCACATGGTATTTCTCTTACTGCACCATCATAAATAAAAAATGAGTTTTCGCCCATCCAAGATAAAAAGTTGCCTGTAGCAACAACCGATCTTCTACTAACTGCTTTACAATTCGAGCCTGCTGTTGCAATACCATAAACAAATGGTGATCCTGTATAGTACATTCTGTTTATTCCAGTATCACTAAATATTATTACATCATTTTGGTACTTAACACCAAGTAAGGCTCTTCCGCCTGTAGGTATTTGTAGATCACCAGCGGTATTGGTGGGACTTGATGTCCAAGTATTACGATCTTCTCTATCGGACCATGATATTTTTCTTGGATCTCCACCTGATCCTATAGCTACTAAATGCCTTTCGTTAGTGACTACTATTGCCTGACAACCAGTAGGTGCATTTGTGACTACTGTTCCTATGGTATCTGCTGTACCGCCTGAAACTGGTCTCCATTTGTAAATTTTGCCATCACCTGAAAAACAAAAAATTAAATCTTCACCCCAGTTATCAAAAGAAAAATGACCAGATGCTAGAGGTAAACCTGATTGTGAACGAGCGTCACCATAATCTTCAACGCCCCATTGATAAGCACCATAACCAAGTGGATCATTTGCAGCGTCATTTACAAAACCAGATGGTGTTATGTTGACTACGGAGTTTTTATATAGAACATATACTTTTTGTCTTGTACCTATAGCTAAAATAGATTCACCTGTATTATCTGCATAGGCATACATACCAATAGGCTCGCCGTCTAAAGCTGTTGCTACAAGTTTTGACCAACCGCCTATAGGTTTCAAAAAACCATTTTCAAAGCGTATTAAATCCCCGTCAACCCAACGACCTTTGTTAGCGTAATCAGTACCATTTTTGACTATGCCAGCGGGCGGTGTGACGGGCAAAAGGGCCATGTTATGAACTTAATGTTTTAGTTTCAGTTGTCGGCGTTACTTTTTCAGCTATTACTGCATCTAAATTACTTTTCATGCTAGTAACAGTATCACTACCTAATGCAGTTTCTACCCAACCCTGCAAGTCACTATTGGTTAAAGTTGACCAATTTTTAAAACTTGATAGATTAGATGTATCTAAAGACTGTGATCCATAAACTGTAGCAGTTTGCGGATTGCCTTCAGAATCATTGTTACTATCATCAGTCGCAGTAAGTCGCCAATGCACATTGTAAACTACATTGCTTTTACTATTATGTGTTGGGTATCTGTCGTGTGTTTTACAGTCCCATTCGTAAGATATTGCCATATTTATTCTCCTTTTAAGTCCAGTTTATATGTTTCACCTTTTAAAGGCTCAACTATTACCTTACCATTATCATCAGTCCAATCAGTATCAATCATGTGCTGGTCATGTCTTTCTCCAATAACCAACCATGATACGGTTGCTATTGATGATGTGTTTTGACAAGATATGGTTAATATATTTCCTGATACGCTACCTTTAACAGCATCCCAGTCTGATTCATTTGAGGTAAAACATGATGTATTTGTGTTAAGTAATACAAAAGTTCCTTCAGTCATACCTGCTTCAGTATCTAAATTAATAGTTGCAGTTCCATCAACAAGTGTTACAACGCCTCTATAAATATTATCTGCCTGAGGTGCTTCTACAAATGAATGTACTAAATGATGAGTGTCTTTTTTTGATTCTAATGGGTGGTCAATTTTAAATGAGCCTGATGATTTAGATAAAGCACCACCAGAACTTAAAGTCATAGCTAAAGTTAAACTTGATTCGTTGTATCCACGAGTAAAAAAATTTAAAGCACCTGATGGTAGTGTTCTACTACCACTTGTAGCATCATTATTAGATGTGATTCTACCTGTTACATAAGGTGCTACTCCTGAAGTATCCTCAGTAAAAAACTCTAATCTTCCTAAATCCCCTGTTAAACTTTGCCAAGAGCCTGAACCTTTTGTATTTGTGAGTCTTATTGTTGGTGAACTGTCATTAAGGTCATCTCCTGATACAGTTAAAGTTGTAGCAGGATTGCTGGTTGCAATTCCAACATTACCTGAACTATCAATACGCATTCTTTCTGTTGAACTAGCACCACCTGATGCTGTTCTAAATGCAAAAATACCACCAGTTCCACTA